TCGATTACCTTATTAAAGGTATCTTTATTATAAACAGTTTTGGAAATTTTTACGTTCTTAGCCATTCTTCACTACTTTAAAAATGTTATTGTTATCAATTACAATTACACTTCCATTTAAAGTAGTTTTGATTAAAAGCTTGTAGTACCTTTCTGGCTGAAGGGTATCCATGTATACATCAAAATAACTACTAGTGTTGTCAGCGCTTATCTTAGTAAATGTATTATCAAAATCTATAATCATCTCTTGACTAAAATCGTCTTGTATACCCCAGTAAGAAGCTTCTGGTAGTTTGTAGTTTGTTAGGTAGATAGATGAAGTAGAAAATGTTCTAGTCGGATATTTTGGTCTAGCAGATATTCTAAATCTTGTCTTATCAGAATCTGTGTATTCTCCTCTATGATTTTTAATACTTACAGTTGCAATATCAGTATCAAGCTCTGTAAGGGTACTACTATAGGTTGCATCGTCCCATTTTATTTCTAAATAAGGAGGAAATATAGTGTGGGTGTCTGAACCGTAATATTTAAGATTGATACTTGCTGATGTGTAGTTTTCGTAGCCATCTTGTATTTTAAGTAGTAACCCGTTATTATCTATAGAACCGCTGTACATTGCATCAATGATAGATGTAACGTTCATATTAACATCATAGTCTGAACTAAGATTAAATGTTTGACTAGCAGAATAATCTGTTAAGTAATCTCCTCCTAAGGTATCCCATTCAGTTGAATAATCATCTTTAAATTTCCAACTTACTCCTGTTTTATTAGCAGGACTGTCACCTCCTTTACCTGTACCGTTTTTCCAAGAAGAAGAAACAGGGTAAGCAAAAAGGGTGTACGTATCTGGTATTTCTGTAGCGTGGGCAAGTGAAAGGTGTAAGCTTGCACTATAAGAACCTGTAACTTTAGTATCAATACTAGATGTCAATTCAGCTTGGCTAAACTGCACTAAGGTTCGTTTAGTTCTACCTACTAAGTTAATATCGGGATACCCGCCAACCTCTACTACCTCGTCTTTACCTGCATTACCGTAAATACCAGCTACTGTAGGTTCTGACCAGATGTAAGCATCTTTTTCGGGATATATTCTATATACTGCCATTCTATACTGTTGTTACTCTACCTTCTATATCTATATCAGGGTACTTAACTTCAAAGATACAAGGATCATAAGAAGGGTAAACAACTCCTCCTTTAGTAGCACCCTCTGTATCGTAAGCAAATTGAGAGTAATTACCTCCTGCTTTGTTGTTAATCCTAACAGACTTCACTGTCTGCACACCTTTGACTTGGTCTAAGGCTGTAAATACATTTGATATGTTGATAGGTTGATTTATATTTCTTCTTGTTGTAGCAAAATATTCTTTAAGCCTGTTAGTACAGTTTAATAGTACATCTCTAGAAGCATAATTAGGTAGTGTTAGTACCTCAAACTTAACTCCTATATTAACTACAAATGCATCTTTAATATCTATAGCATCCGTTATCATCATATACTCAGTAAGATATGTCTTGAGATTATTTTTCAATGATGTAGGTGCTGTAATTAGTTTGCCGCTGTTATCATAAGCTAAGACATACATTGATAATGCTAAAGGGTTAGTCTCTAACATACTTGTTCTGTTTTGACTAAACTCCTTAGTTACGTATGCTTTAGCTATAGAACCAAACTGAGGCGGGAGTGATAATGCTCTTACTGTATAGTCCGCGGTAGTAACAGCTCTCTTCTGTTCAGAGAATGCTTTCAGTGAATTTTGTCTCAACTCTTCTACTGTATCTCCATCCTTACCTCCTGCAGCTGGTTTTTCGTTGTTAAACGCCAATGTGGTTAAGTAAGTAGAGTCTGTTACTGTAGTTGTTACTACGTCCGTTTCCGTTACAGAGTTGGCAGGTGCATTTGCTTCTACACCGCCTCCAGTAAGGTATCTAATGGTTAGTGTTGTATTACTTGGAGCAATTCCATATGTTCTTGTAAATAAGAAGTTAGATGGATCGAATGCTCTGTCTATTTGTTCAATGTGTTGTTTATCGCCGTATGTTTGAATGTTGGTTGGGTCTGGTAAGAACTCCTCGTCTGTTGCTACGCTCACTCCTGCTCCAAACTGTATCTGCATTTTACCCTGAGATGTGAATCTGGTTACAAATCTTCTAGGAACTCTTTTTATCTGTAATAATGACGGTACCAGGCCGTTATCAGTACTATTATTAGCCCTCTCATCAAATATGGTATCTTGACCTAAGAAAGGTACTTCATACCAGGCATTACCATCACTATCAGTTATATCTAATACTTTTATAATATTTTCGTCATCGATAGTAAGAGTTTTGAACTTTTCTGCTGTAGTGAATGTTTCTTCTACAGTATTGATTTGTCCAGAAATTGCAGTTACTTTTTTCTTAAGTAGGTACTCAGAAGGATTACTATCTTCATCTACTGTTGCAATAGATACTTCGGTAGGGTCATAAGAACTAGAGAATGTAAAGTCAACAGAGTTCTGTAAGATAAATGCTGTATTTCCTACTGCTGTAGACTTAATAGTACTGTTTTCTTGTATCTTAGCCGCTTGATCCCAGTTAGGTGCATAAGTACTACCAGATAAAGCAGCTACTTGTTGAGACACGGTTATTTCTACTTCAGATGCAGTAGTAACTCTAGGTCTATATCCCATCATATAAGCTAAGGAATATAGGTTAGAGGGGTTTTGTGCGTGCTGTAGAAACGTCTCTTGTAATTGTGTATCTTGATAAAATGATAGGATGTCACCGACATACGCTGCCATTTCTATAAACATCATACCTGGTGCAGCGTCATTAAAGTCGTTGTAGCTATCAGGAAAGTAGCTCTTTGCAAACTCAATAAGCTGTCCTTTAAAGTCGCTAAACTCTCTATTTACATACTTTATATCTCTTTGCTCAGCCATTATTGTTCAAAATTTATCACTACTTCGTCTTCGATGTTAGTATTTCTTACTTTGTACCTCATAGTAAACTGTACGGTATTATTATCCGGTATACCTACTGTCTCTATACTAAGAGGTTCCACTCTAGGAAAATAGAAATTTAGATCTGCTTTTACAGTTGCATCTATCTCTCGTACTTTATCCTCTGTTAGTTGATCAAAAATAAGTCTCTGTAGACCGTTTCCAAATTCAACATTTAAAAATCTTTCTCCTCTACCTGTTAAAAAGTAATGGATTAAATTAGTTTTTATCGCTTCTTCAGTAGTATAGTTTACGTTAAATACGCTTTTGCCAGAAAAAGGTAATTTTAAACCTACCGCTTTTCTAGGTTGTAAATCTAACGGATCTATTTTTTTTACTTCGAAAGCCATATATAATTAGAGCCCTGCTCTTTCTTTTGTCTTTTTATTTGCAGCATCTAAGATTGCTTTACTTCTACTTAAATCTAGCCCTGGTACTGTGGATAGGTCTAGACCTGCTCCTGCTCCAGATAACTGTGATGCAGTACGTTGTGCAAAGTTAGGTGCTTGAACTCCAGCAGAGTTAGCATTAATAACTGTTCTGTAATCTTCAGTAGTCATTTCTGAAGCTGTCTGCTGTAACATCTCGTCTAAAGTAGAAGATTTACCGTAAGACCATTTCTTAGGTTGCCCTTTCTCAACAGTCTGGTAAACTTGAGTTTCTTTAGTAGGAGTAGAAGCATATTTTACTGCTTCGTTCATTACATCTTGTAACTCCTCCTTAACTGCCGCTCTTACTTCTTCTCGTATGATTTTTCTTAATTGATCGAGTTTCATATATATAAATAGTTTAGTTATGGAAGTTGATTGTCTATTCTGAATTTTATTTCATCTAAAAGTACCTGAGTGGAAGAACTAAAGGATTTTGGTCCTCTAAGTACTACAACACCTGAGGCATCTTTAGCTACTGCAAACCTTCTTGGTGCAATAGAAGGAGAATCTATATCAGCGACAATCTCTAACTTATATAGATCCCCGTTAGGTCCTCTATAGTAATAATCTGCATCTTGTCCTGTTCTAGAACCGTCATCTTGCTTAAGAGTATCTAAAAAGCTCTTAATAAGTCCTTTAGTGTCTCTATCGATATTACCATCAGTTAATTTTCTAAGCCCATCTATAATTGTATTATTGCTTTTACCAAAAGCATCATCTAAGGATGACCAGTATTCCGGGTCTTGATCAGGTGGGAATTTTCTAGCTAAGTGGTCTTTAAGACAGATGTACTCTACATCCTCATATTTTAATATTTGATCTTTAAGATACTTTCTACCTGCAGTTAAATTCTTGTTGCCTTCACCAGAGCCTCCAGTACCATCTCCTGTACCAGAGCCTTCAATACCGTCTCCTGTACCAGAACCGTCTGTTCCGTCTCCAATAGTCCACTTACCTTTTCTATTTAAGTCACTAGTGTTTTTAAGACTATCTTTTGAACTATTAGTTAAGCCTTTATTAGAGGTTCCTGCAAGTAGTTGTGGTCCTAGATTAGAAAATATCATATCACCGTCATCATCTGTAAGCCCTAAGTCATCTAAGTCTTTTTGAGTTAGATTACCGTTAGCTAATTGAGCTTTTAATGCTGCTTCTATTTCACATGACTTACAAGCGCTATCGGCTGCTCCTAAATTTCTTTTGAGGGAGTTTAAAGCTAAAGCTGGTGTTTCTAACACAGCTTCTATTGCTTCTATGAGTTCGTCTATTTGTTTTATTAACTCTTTAAGTAAGTGCATTATATCAGCAAACTTCATAGAGATATTAACAGGTATACCAAATCCAGGAGGAACTGATTGAGGTATTGGGAGTAACTTAATAATGAGTAGTGCTTTCTCTAATCCCGATAAGGGTGTTTTTAACTTACCTGGTAATGATTTAAATTTAGCTAATCTTGACTGTACTGCTGATAATGCATTGTTAGCTTGGTTAAGTTTATTTCTTAGTCTCTGTACTTCATTATTTTCAGGGCAGCCTTCTCTATTTAACTTATTGGTAATGTTTGTAGCGGTATCTAATACTTTAGACATTACCTGTCCTTGCATCTTACCAACTATTTTGGCGACACTTCCTCCTAATCCACTATTTGGTATATTAACGTATGGCATTATTCAGTAAATACTTTTTTAGAGTGTAGCTGTTTAAGTAAATTTTTCATTGTAGGTATTAAAGGAAGTATAGAGTTAGCTGTAGCAATTTGCTTGGCAACATAAGCTGGTGGAGCAGGTGGTGCAGTAGCTATACTTTTAACTAATGTTTCAAATTGAGACATAAAATCATCTAACCAGTCTGTAGAAGTTTGCCCTAACAGCACAGGTTCTTTTTCTTTAAATGCATCAGTACCTAAATAAACTTTAATGGCATCTAATGCAACATAATCTTCTCCGTCTATTCCTACTACTTTACCGTTTAGCCCTATGCCTTCAACTGCCGATAGAAAGATACCTTCTTCTTTAGCATTAAAGAATAATCTACCTCCATTAATTAATACTTGATTACCTTTATAAACATTAGCCTTATCTGGTTCTGAATCCCAAGCATCTCTTTTATCATTAGCTTGAGTTAATTCGAATTTATGATCTGACCCCATGTAGATAGAGTTAGGGTCTTTATCTATATTCTCTATTACAGGATCTACACCGTTAGCAGGTTCATCCCAACCGTTACTGATAATAGTGTAAGGCTTACCGTCATTACTACCATCGGTAAATTCATTACCGTCATATTTACTCCCACCAAGTCTTACAGTAGACCCCCAGCGACTTTCAATAACTACATCACCAGGAAATGTTTGAATAGGTGGTATCTTATCTGATTCTGCAAAATGCTCTCCTAAGTCTATATCAGAACCTTCACCAAACTGTACTGTATCTTTATATGCATTATGGTGTGGTGAGTTCCAGACTCCTACGATAGCGGTCCAATAGTTTTTAGTAGCACCTGGGTCGCCGTCTCTGTCTTCGCTAGGGAGTTGCTCTAAGCGAATTATCTCGTTCTTTAGTGGGACTTTCTTAAATTCAGATATACCACAGTAAGCAAACTTTAAAGGAGTTTCCCCAGATTCATCAGTTGCTTTTACTAACTCTCTATAAAATACTCCGTTAAGTGCTTGTGAACCGCCTTGATCATTATAGTCAGGGTGAAAAGCATCGAGTATAACATCAACAACTCTACCGAATTGATTACCTCTTGACTTACTTGCTCCTCCTGATGATGGGCCTCTACCTGAATTAAATGTTCTAAACATCTTCTTCGTCCTCTGTTTCGTTCTGTACTTCTTCTATTTGATTTTCTATAGCTTCTTGTTCCTCTAATAAGTCTTGAAGATCAGAAAAGTCGAATTCACCTGATTCACCTTTAGCGGCTGCTGTTTCTATACGTTGTATTACCGTCGCTAATTTAATCAAATGTTCATCATTCTTTACTCCTATCTCCATATACTCCTTAATCATAGGTACAATAAGAGTAGCATCTCCGATGTTTTCTATCAATGGTTTTAACTCTCCAATAAGAGCTTTTACTTCCCCTTTTGTTTCTTTCGAGTTGTCGTAGATTTCACCCAAGAGATCAGATAGAGTTTTTCCTTTAAATATTTCTTTATCTAAACTCATGATAATTTATTTTTATTATAAATAGATTACCTTACTTTATTTGAAATCAACCCTTGTTCGTGTAACGCTAAGTATTTTTGATTAAAGTCATTTTTAAGAACATTTATGACTTTTGTTAGTGTTGGAGTGTCGCAGTCAGTAATCTCTCGTATATAAATATATAAAGCTTTCTTCTTGAATATATCTAAATCATTTCTTGTTCTAAATAATGTAAGAACTGCATCTGCTATTTGTTGTTCTGATTCTTTGATGAAAAGCTCGTCTAGTTCGTCGTACATACTATTGACCCATTTATCAACAAAATCTGAGAGTGTAATGCCTTTATTCGGTTCAGCATATACGCTTCCATCTTAATAACCGTCTTCTATATCATCAAAGCTTCCAATTTGCTTTAACTTTTTATAGTTTTTATTATTATAATTAATCAACCATCGCTTTACAATAGTACCGAAATAAGAATATGCTTTTGCTCCATTAGTAGGATCAAACTTCATAATCTTTTCTTCTAGTAAAATAGAAACGATCTCGTGTTTTAAGTCCTCAATCTTATCAACATCTGTATAATAGAACTTAAATGTGTGTATAATGTTTTCGGCTAACTTATAAAAAGGCAGGTAAATATGATCAGTGAATATTTTATTTCTATACTCTTGATCTGTAGAATTATTATACTTGACTATATACTCTTCTGTCTCTTTTGTGAAGTAGTTAGCTTTGCTTCTTTTTCTGGGCATAATCTTCTTGGAGCGTGTATCGGTCAAGCTCTTCTTGTACTTTTTTCATTTGTTCAAAAAAATAACCGACCTCATCATCGCTTTGAAAGACCCCTTTATCATCAAGCTTTTGTAGGTGCATTTTAGAATCTTTTATTAACTCTGAGATTCTCAACAGGTATTCTTGCTGGGCTACTGTAATATCTTCATATCTTTCATTTTTTAACAGTAGATTGCGTATTGCAATACCCAATATAACAGTAAAGATAGATAAAATAATTATAGTAACCAACATTTTTTATAGATTTTTTAACATATTAGTAAGACCTTCTGAAGAATTTACTCGTTTTCCTGTAGAAGAAGCTGTTTTTTGGGCTTTTGGAGTAGATGAACCTCCATTATTTTTCCACATATCGTATTCTACCTTAGAAGCTAGGAAGTCTGCACTGTGAAGTACTGAAACGATAGAGGTTTTCTGACGAGAAGACTCAACATTACTAAAAAAGTATGCTTCATTAGCTTTATCAAACACGCCATCATGACATCTAATAGCTAAAAACTCTTTCTGACTAACTTTTATACCAAATTTCTGTAAAATAAACAGTGAACGGTCGGGGATAAGCATAAAATCAAGATCAGGATTGTAGGTATACATCTCTGAAAGCTTATCTTGACGCCATTTATCAGTCTGAGGTATATAGTTCGGTCTATCTCCATCACCCATCTTACCTAAATCATGGAAAAGTGCGACAAAGACTAGTTCTTCATCGGTGTAATCTATTGTTCCACCCATCTCTTGATATAACCTTGACTGTTTCACCGCATATTCCACTACTCTATTAACATGATCTACGTATCCACCGGCAAAAGCACTATGATACCAAGTTTTACTACTAGCAGGAGCCATTACGTAAGTTTCCTCCATGTGTTTAATCATAGCTAACACCTGTTCCTTACGGTCTCCTATGTAAGTATCAATAATTTTTAAGTGCTTTTCGTAATTCTTTTGAATTTTCTCTGCCGATAACATAATTTACCTTTTTAATATTATATCTGTTATATTATTTATATAATTATATATTTATATCTATATATTTTTATATATTATCTTATATTATATATCTATATAACATATATTTAAGATATATAAAATATTTCATTAAAGCAACTATTCTACAATAAATTTTTGCTCGTAATGGTCTTTTAGTACGGAATGATCACCTGCATCCCAAAAAACCCTCATATAAACCGTAATAGTATCACCAATCATTTCTGGAATAAATGGTCCTAAGTACCTTCTAGACTTTAATTTAGTACCTTTTTTACTAAATCGCAAACCTGTAGGTTGTGCAATATTGATCTCTTCTCCTTCATATTGAGTTAAATTAATATCTGTCCATCCTGCTGGTAAAGGTAAGCCGGTAGAGGTGTAATTACCAAATGGTGTGTAGTACGGTTGAGATATAACTAGATTATCTCCTATAACCCAACTTGTATTACTATCGAACCTAGCCTCTACAACAGACTCGCCATTATATTGCCACCAAGGATCGGTTTCACTTACTTCAATATCGATAAAGAAATAAGGTAAGTACTCTCCTGTCCAATCTAAAGGTACATGGTATATACCGTTTGCATCTTTTTGATAGTTCCATAATTGAACAGCTTCACATCCGCCGGGGCAGGTGTCGGGGGAGAGCGGCTCTTGGGTGCATGATGCTAATGATAAGGCTAATAGGCACGCCGCCGCGCGAAACGCGCGAAGTTGCCACGCGATTTTTATTCTTAGTCTACGTAAAAGAATCTTAAATAATTCTCCAGTAGGATTATGAGATAGTTTAGCTCTTGTATCTCTTTTAAATGATTTCATTATTTTGCATTTTATAAGGTTCACCAATACGTTCTACTACAGCTTTAGCTTCATCAACAGTTACATTAAAAAATTATTTTGATTTATTTACTCTAAAGCCGTTATCTTCTAGATATCTATGTACTTGTTTCTCTACATCATGAGCATTAAAGCAAGGAAAAGCCCATTCTACCACGAAGTCTAATGCGACTCCCGTAGCAGCGTTTATCTGTTTTACCCTTTCGGACGGTTTATTCTTAGTAAAGCCTATCTTACATAGACCCGGCATTGTAGGATTGGTAAGTACATATACCCATTGACAGCCAGTCATTCCTTGCGGGATCTGGATCTTCTTAGGTCTATTAGTGTAGTATGTTACTTTATCCCAGCCATCGCCTTGCTCAGGATCTGGAGTTAATGTAAAGTAAGAGGCATCTGCTCCTGTTTGATCTTCAGAGACTTTGATTAGACCTTCAGCCTCTTCTACGGTAATTCTCTTAATACCCATATAACCTTTATTATTTATACTTAAATATAAGAAATCTTTGTCAATTAAGCAACTATTACCACATGTATTTTTTTACTATACGAGCCATATCAGGATTAATATCTTCAAATTTAACCCCCGTTAGCTTTTCTATATTTACAAAATGATATTTTAGTCTAGCCTTATCTAAACCTCTAATCTCTGATGTACCTAACCTTTCTTTTATTATATTATACACTCTACTGTTTACCTCTTTTAGGTCTTGAATTAAAGGTAATACATCATCAGGTGATAAAAAGTCAATAGATAAATGGCTCGGCCAAGAAGTAGGTTGCATAAATATAAAGCTGTCGTCTAAATCCTGTTTAAAAAAACTATAAAGCTCAACCAACTTATTGACATTAAGTAAAGTAATTGTGCATCCAACATGCGTACTAACATGTTCATATGTATGACTAAGCTCTAACCACCTTTTGAAATTATCATATACAGGCCACCATTTAGAGTGTACTCGTATATACTCATTTAACGGACCGTACCCATCAAAACTACAATTTATTTCTACCTGTTTAAACTTAATTATATTGTCGACTACACCTTGAGAAGGAAAAACCGTGCAATTAGTTGGGGTTTTAAACTCTATATCCTGTAGCTTACCTAAATCACCCAACCTGTTTATAATTTTTACCCCTTCCTTAGCAAAGAAAGGTTCTCCTCCTAAAAACTTTAATATTTTTAAACTTCCCAACCATTCATCCTCCCACTGAAAGCTCTTTCCTCCTTGAGCGTAGTATAAAGTATCAAATACAGCCTCTTTAAATAAACCTTTATGGTGTACGTTAGACTGCCATTTAGTAGAAAGTTCAGTAGAACACATTTGACACGCTAAATTACATACATTAGAGACTAATACCTCTAAACTACGTACACCCGGCGTGAATTCAACTCGATCATCTAAAATTTTTTGAACTTCATTAAAATTAAAAATATGATTTTGAGCCTGGCGCATACTCTCTATACCATTATCTTCATGCTGCCAACACACATTACATTCAGGTATCCTACTTTTTTTTAACCCATCTTGAAGATACTTCGTATATTCCTCAAAAGGCATATGTTTATGCTCTGGTTTTCGAACAACCCTACAGCAAGGTTCATGTGGACCTATGCCCGGGTCGAATATTTGACCCGCATGTGCTAAGGCACAGAAATTATCGTACTTCGACGACATCTCTTTTACTATTAACTAAATCTTGATATCTTTTTATAACAGCACATTTCTCATATTGCTCTACCTCTTCATAAAACTTTAATAGCACCTCTAAACCGGATATAATATCATTACTATTAAAAGAAGTACCTATATCGTATATGTCACTGAAGCCTTTGCTATCTATTCTATTAAGATACCCGTATAGCTTATTAAAGTACTTATACTTAGTTACTTGTCGCACCTCTTTGTAGTGTTTTGGGTGTCGTTTCATATACATAAGATCCATTAGGTAGTAGTTTTCTAATCCTCTTAGTACCATACCAAGAAGGACAAAGGGATTCTCAAGCTGACCTTCTAAGCCATGCTCTCTATAAATCTCTTCATCTCCTTGTTCGAAGATTGAAAATAAAGTATTTTTATCTAATGGTTGCATATTCATAAATATTATTAAATATAGGTACTATTTTCTAAACAACCAGAATTATTATTTTGCATAAACGTAAATAATATATCTGCAAAGGTTCTATGATAGGATTCATCCCAATGTCCACAGCTACCTATATTCTCCTCAGGAGCATCTTTCCACCAGTTATATTTCCACCAATAAAAAGGTACAGAGATCGTTTTAAAGTACGCTTCCCAATGCCTAAACATATCATCATAAAATCTTATATACGCATTATAGTGGGGATTCTTTAACATATGTTGGTAGTCATATATTAATCTACTGTATTCTGCTTGAGAAAAATTAAATCCCATACTTTTCATTTTATCAGTACCAATATCATAGCTTTCAAAAAAGTAACTTAGAGTCAAGTAATTTATTCCGGTTAATGAAAAACCTTCTTCCGGTTCTGTACCGTGGTACTCTGCTATTTGTTTATAAGGCACAGGGAACATAATACGATCAATAATAGTTCCTCCCACTATAACCGTATCTCCCTTCTTAATAAACTGTAAATGTTTTGTGATAGTGGCATTTATATCTTCAAACGCCATACCGTACCTTGCTTTATTAGAAACCTCTTCATTAAGGTAAGCACCTATAATTGAAAGGTAGTTCTCTTTTAAGTAATCTCCTTCAAAACATCCTTGAGTAAAACTATCACCAAATCCCCATAACATAAATTTGCTTTTAATATAAATATTTCGTATCTTTAAATATGGAATTTAAAATTATAGGGTTAGCACATGGACCTCTATTAGGATTTCAATATATTGATAAAGAAGATGAAGACGATTGGGCAGAGTTTAACATATATTTACTCCTAATATATCTATCATGGAAATTTTACTAGCTAATGCAAAAACTTTACTGGCATAATACCGATAGCGAGGAATGCTTTAATAAACATTATGAGAGATTCCCTGAACTATTCCAGGTATATAAGGATAAACCTGTAGAGTATGTATTCAACTCTGCCGGGTTTCGTATGAAATTTGAGTTAGAACCCGATAAAAGTAGAAAAGTTGATATATTTCTAGGGTGTTCCCACACTTACGGTGCAGGTCACTACTGGGAAAATACATGGCCTTACAGAGTAGCACAGTATACAGGTAATGAAATTGTTAATTTAGGATTAGGAGGCCAAGGTTCAGAAGCCGCATTTTTCAATCTAAATAAGTACATATATTATTACGATGTTCAAAACGTGTTCTACTTTCAGGATATTAACGCTAGGTATGATTATTTTGATGAAAATCAACACACACACCCATTTTCACCCCAGTTCCCGCCAAATAAGAGTCAACAGCCCTGTAGTAATTGGTATTTGAGCAAGGTACTAGTAAAAGATTGGTATATTTACTATAACTATTTTAAAAATATCATGGCTATGAAGGGTATATGTGATGTTAAAAACGTACCTTTTTGGAATATTAGCCAATTTCCCCATGATCCTACAGGATACTATGGAGCTATGACTACCGGTTATTTCGAAATTAAAGATATAGATAAAGAATGGTATGAAAATAACGCGGATAAAGTGCTTCTTGCAAGAGACGGCACGCATAGTCCTGCTATAATACAAGAAATAGTAGCAAATAAGTTTATAAGAGCTATGAAAGCTAACAAAAACGGATATATCCAAGAAGCCCCATATAGGGAAAAAATTTTCCAAAAAATTTCCCCGTGATATGTTGTATAATAGGTGAAAAGTTCTTATATTAAAGTATAGTTAATGTTTTAAGCTATGCAAACACTAGAAGAAAT